CCCTCTTCCTGACATCGAAGCCAATCATTTTTGCCGATAATCAAATGAAATCGTGTGCCGTTAACGTCCACAGTACTTTGCTCCTAGGTAGTCGAGTATTAACATGTTTTTTTATTCACAGGAACCGGCACAACTTTAATCTGAGTGCCGGGCTGAGTATCTGGTTTAGCTGTTCCGACGAGTTTTTCAAGCTGTTCAGGTTCACCTTCAGTTACGGAAAGTGCCGCGATTTTGGGCAATTGTAAGCCAGTCAAATTAGCTTCGGTTACTTCAACTGGCGTTGTTACACCTAGCTTTAGCCCATTAACAAATTCGACACCTGCTACCCGTGTCACCACCGCTTCCAAGTCTTTTTGAATCAAGCGTTTTTTGAGCGGCCAGCCCAAGCCTTCAGGCCCACCCAACGGCAAGGATGACAAATAGCCGTATAAGCGATTCCTAACGGTTTGCTGGACAGAGTCAGGGAAAAATCCACCTTGCACTTTAATACCTACTGATATGTAAACGGGGACATAATCTGGACCACGTACATAAATTTCCGTGGTGACTAGCCGACGAGTGTCCAAATAGTCGCAGACTCGGCGTAGGAATAAGCGGTCAGGAGTAGGCCAATACGGATTGATAGTATCGAATCGAGGTATTACCATCAGTGTCACGATGCCGGGGGCGTTATCCGAAGACGGTTTGCTGGGGAGAAATAGCGGTAAAACCTCAACTCGTCCGAGATCGACACCCGGAGTGCGCCAAGCAATATCTTTAAAATCCGCCATCGTCACTAAGCGGTCATGATGGCGTAGCACGAGCGGTATGCGTCGTTCACCCTCTTCAATAGTTTCGCCGAAATCACCGCCTGAAGTTGGTATAGGGTTTGTGATCTTGTAACCACCTTGGAGGCGCAGATCACGGCTGGTGTTAATGCCTCCAATGCCGATATTACCTTGCCGACCGCCGCCGTACTGATAACTCGCCAGAACGCGACCCTGCGGACGCGCTCCACGCAGTCCATCACCAAACCGTATTTCACCGGCTTCGGCATCGAGAGCGAAAACTAAGTCGTTACGCCCTGCTGATAGCAGATCGTCAGTCTGCATCCATAAAGTCACCCCGTTTGTATCGGTGTCTTGTACCACAATGCTTATCGACTGGGGTAGAATCGGCGTGTTAGATAAAGTGAAGCTTTGATCCGGTTCACCAAAACCTAAACCCAATAGCTCATTAACCACGGATACCGCTTGATAGATTCGCGCTGCATTGATGCCTGCCCACGTTAGGCGCAGTGTGGGTGCTGTGCTGGTCGTATCGGATTTAGCCACTCGCAGACGTATCCATGTGACCAGACGTGCACGCAGTTGGTTATCTTCCAATCTTGGCGGGAAATCACCTGTTCCTTCGGTGAGCGGATCGGTAAACTTCCAAGTTTTCAAGCCATCTATGCTCGGCAGTTGTATCTGCACCACACCAATAGCTTCCGACACATCCGTATTGACCACTGGGAGTAATTGAAGGTATTTAGCATCCGTGGCATTTTCTTCTGCCACATTGGCTGGCATTTCATAGAGAATGCGCACAGATTGATTGGGTCGAGAGTTTAACTGCATAGGCTGAAGCGGTTTAACCTCACCGCTTTGATCCGGTACTACGCCTATAGACAAAGTTTGCTTGGCAATAGCGGCTCTTACTTTTTCTGGATCGATATTTGGCGGTGCCAACAATGCGATATAGAGCGCATTATCCTGAGTAGTAGCCAAGTCCAAAACTGGCTGGGGATTACCCAATGATGGTAATGTTAAACGGGCTGTTTCATAAAAGGCTAACTGTACTGACTCGCTGGCGGAATCACTGGTGGATAATGACCGTTCTTTCGCCATGCTGATTGCCGCGTATTTATCGACAAGATTTTGATACTGACTATTATCTGTTTTCAAAATCGGGCGTTTGTAATAAACCAGTGCTTCAACAGGAAGGATATTGATGCCATCACTGGTGAGAAAATCGACATTACCCGCAGAAACGACAGTCCCACTGTCAAGTGGAAGTGCGGTAAGCGGACCACGCTCATTAGCGATAGTGATAATACCGTTTGCTGCCGCCGCCGATTGCAAGGGTACACGCAGCAATTGCAAGAACTTGAGCCGATTGCGTTCGGGTATACGATTGGCGCGATACAATAAAGTGTCGGTAAGAAACGCGAACAATTGCACTAGCGTGATGCCTGGGTCACTATCACCACCAAAATTAGTCCATTCTGGCGTAAATGTCGGAATACGCCGTTTGGCTTCTTCCAGCAATTGCTCAAAGTTACGGTCGTCAAGTACGGGTAGCTGTAATGGCATCGCTTAACCCTCAAATAGAAAAGATATTCCCAACCGCTCTGAAGTCTGAGTCGCCACCAAGCGGAAATAGATGGTAATTGCAGCGCATCTTGGTTCATCAACATTCGGTTCCACAGTGACATCGTCCACGATAACCCTCGGCTCCCAGCGATTAATGCTATGAATAATGCTGTCGCGGATATGTTGATGGGTTGTCACCGTGTTCGGTTCAAATAAGTATTGACGTAAGCCACAACCGAATGCCTCACGCATTAATCGTTCTCCTGGTTCGGTCATCAATAGGATACGAATGGATTCGCGCACGTTATCCTCGCCTACTGACCATGCTAAACGTCCATCTGGTCCCACACGAGGGGGAAAACTCAGACCTTGACCAAAAAGATTAGCTTGACGACCGTTCATGGCATTACTCCGGCAAGAATTTCTTGGGGATTGGCAGACAAATCTTGAGAAACGCCATCCACCAGAAGACGAAGTTAAGAATAATCGCGAACATAAGTAGTAAGAAAAAGGCAATAATGAAGATGATCTGAATCGAAAATGAACAAATAAATGCCCAATCATTGTCTTCACTCCCCAACTCTGGATTGTCAGTGAGCAGCGTTTTTTCTTTGCCTATGATACTGTTGACCTTCTTTTGCAGCGAACTCGAAAGCATAAACGTAACGCCTTTTTTGAATCGCCGTAATCCTGCGATACTGACATCGGTTGGCAAGGTAATACGGACTGGACGAACGGGAGCATCTGGATCAAAGAATGGCGCAAGCTGAAATTCTAGTGAGGGTTGACTGACAGTTCGAGTGCTTAATTCGCATTGTGGACGCTCGTAGACACATCGGATCGTATATTTTACGTCTGATGCTGTATCGATTTTTGGTACTTCTATATCAGGTAATTTTTTATCTAACGCATCTTTTACAAGTGCTTCCAGACGAGTGTTATCAAAAATTTTACCAGCAAGACTGTAATCATCATTAAATCCGAGTTCAATTAGATCAGCATTAGGCAGGTTCAATGCTTCATGGTTTTGAGCCACTTTTTGCAATACTTCATCCAGACGCAGTCCTGATGGCAGTGTCTGTTCATGAAGAAACATCATAAGCGCAGTTTTCGCCTCTGCCTGTTCATCATCAAAAGTCGCTGTCAGATTGACACTTAACGCAACAGCCACGTCAGGCAAGTATTTTTCAAAAAACTCCAATAATTCTAGCAACAAACAAATTGATAAGGTTAAGACGCGAGACGCTTCTTGAGGTGGCTTCGGTTTTTTAGCATCAGCATTTTTCGCTGCATCCAGAATCTTTACTGGGACTTTAGGATCAGTCAGTGGCTTGGTAAACTGTGCCTGTAATTCCTCAATGCGTACATCGGTAGGATTATCCCTTGCAATTATTTTTTCTGGAGCAACTGCATAGGTTTCATGGCTTGCAACGGGTAAGTAGCCAAATAAAAGGCTGCGCCCATCACCTCCAACAGTAGACATAAGTGGCAAGCGTTCTTCATTTTCAAGAATATCTTTGGCATTACCATTCAACGGCTGCCAGGTTTTCTTGACATCATCTCCCGCCCATCCATATTCAACGTCACCAATTTTCTTGCGTAGCACAAAAAATATACTTTCGCCATCGGGTAGCCGTATTTTACGGTCAGGAAATCCAGGAATACGGCAACATAGCGATGCGCATACGAGATAAAAATTGCCATGGGCTGGTTGGAACAGTTTTAACGTTTTACCAGATTTCAATGAGGCAAGAACGAACGACTTGATGGAGCTATTGTTTGGAGAAGCCACCGCCGCGAGAAAATTCTCCATAAACTCGTCGGTTTCAAATTTGAGCAACTGGGGCTGAAAAAAGTCTAGCTGACGGAAATCTTGCCCATCGTCAGTCCTGAGTAAGGAGGGCTTAAGCCAATCAAAGGTTTCGCGTAATACGGCCATTTTCTTTTCCTTTCTAATGATCTACCAAATATTGCCAGCTCCAGGTGTGTAACTTGTACTCACCGTAGAATTCGTTATGTTAGTATCCGATTTCACCACGCCACTAAATTTAGACATGCCAGCGTTGATTGTCATAAGAGCGGTATTGATCTCTATTGAAGCACTTGCGCGAATAGTCAATTTTGTGGCCGCCGTCAGGGTAATTCCTGATGCCTCGAATTTCAGTGAATTGCCACTGCTATCCTGAATCTCAATAACGCCAGGACCATCCTTTAGTGAAAGCTTCTGTCCGCCGGGTGTTTCTAATGTCATGCTTTCAGTGCCATCGGTGTCGTCCAAGGTTATTTTTACCCCGTTGCGTGAACAGATGGTCTTTTTAAAATTATTGCCCGCTCCATCCATCGTTTCTGGGGGATTATCCTGTCCATTCCATAACGCACCAATCACATAAGGAATGCGAGGATCACCCCCTTCGAACATTACCAGCACTTCGTCATTGGGATCAGGAATAAACCATGTGCCGCGTTGATTGCCAGCCATCAGTATCGCCAATCGCGCCCAAACTTCGTAACTGCCGCCACTGTTATCAGGACACCACGGTAGTTTTATCTTTACCCGTCCTTGACCATCGGGGTCTTTGATGTCGGTCACCAATGCAGGGTAAACGCCCCACCATCGATTACGTTCCAGTGCAGAATCAAAAGCCGAGTACCGATCCATTAAGGTTGTCCTCCAAGTCCGGGTCGCTCCACCTCAAATGTAGTGTGAAATCCATCGTCCAGCGTGAACGTGTGACGAGCCAGCACAACATAATAAGGACCATCAAAAAACACACCGAGACCTTTTAATACAATGGTTGCACCCACACGGACGCGAATATCGCCGGACACCACTCCCATACCACGCACGAACCCTCTCGCTCTAGCACGATAACGGGCTTCGGCAATCTTCTTGGCTTCTTGTTGGGAAAGTGGTGTGGAAACGACAACCCGTTCATGCCGCTGTGCCAATGCCCGTGCTAAGACTGCACTGCCACTACTGCCACCGTTCAATTCCGCTCGAATCGTACTTTCCCCTGCTTCCACATCAATAGCTTCCTTATCTTTCACGTTCCAACCACTGACTCGTACTGACGAACGTTGATGCGCGAGATCAGCCAACACTGTAAATTCCAATAATTCCTTGCCATAGGTCACTGTTACGCTACCTGCATCGCGTCGTGATCGACTCTGGGCATAAAGGGTACGGTTATCAATCCACAATTCAGCATCAATAGCGGCGGCTCGTTCCCGTAGAAACGCCAAATCGCTCTGATTTGCTTGTACCAATGTCCGATATGTCGGTCCATCTACGTCCACTTGGGCTGTCAATCCATGTTGAGAGGCAAGCTGACGAATCACATCAGCATCGGTAATATTTTCAAATGAGCGAGTGTGACGCTCCATACGCAAATCTTGTAATCGATCCTCAGCCAATAATTGAATCTCAGGCGGACGGTTCGCCAGATAATGCGCTTCAATACCAGTAATACGCCCAGCAAATACGGGGCCATTTGCACTAGACGGCCCGAATTCAACAGAAACGACCTTACCAAAATCCAGAATCTTCCGATCAAAATACAAGAAATCTGTCCCTTCCCAATTGATAAAATTCGCCTCACAGCGAAAAAGTCCGAGTGTAGTTTCTTCAACCAATAGCGACTGTAATTGGATTTCACCCAGCAACTGTTGAATATCGCCATCAATCCTAAGCGTAGGTCGGGCGGCATAATAACTTTCGCTAGCGGCAAAGTTTGTCATCGTCGTTACTTTGCCGAAACCCGCGCTAACCGCAGTTGCAGGCGTTGATGAACGCGTTCAATATCTTCGGGGCGTATCTGCATAGATTTCTCCTGTTTTGGAACTGACATAGATTCCTGCTGCTCTGCCTTTGCTGGCGGTGGTGCAGTGATGATTTCAAAATCGTTGATGATGATTGGCATAAGGTTACCTCATCGTCCTGGTCTATCTACGCCGGCACCAAAACCACCGCCGGCAACAACATTTGCACGACCACTAACGCCAGCCTGAGCACTCGCACTGCCACTTATCGAGCCACCAATTCCACCGCTAACACTTGCTGACGCGCCAATACCAGCTCCGGCACTGACTCCGCCACTAATACCCGCACCTGCACCTGCACTAAACCCTGCTCCAGCACTTGCTCCGCCACTAATACCCGCACCTGCACCGAAACCAGCTCCAGCACTGACTCCGCCACCAAAACCTACCCCACCGCCCAAACCGGCACTAAAACCAATTCCACCGCTTATTCCGGCAGAGGCACTGATACCACCTTGAGCCCCCAAACTTACACCAGCACGCGCACTAGCACCTGCATTTAAGTCCAGTAGCATTCCAGGTTTCAGCCGTAAGGGGTTATCGATATTGTTGGCTGCGGCAATGGCTTTCCAATCGCCGCTATTACCTTCGCGTCCCATCATTTTTGGCATATTATCGCCACGACCATTGCCATTATCACGCACAATATTAAGGGGGGCGTTACCTGGTTTCCCCGACAAGCTGGCACCTGGTTTTCCAGTTTCTTGTTCAGTAGGAAACACGATATCCTGACGGGTAATTCCCAGCGCAATTGTTGCCCGTAACGGCACTCCCTCTTCAGAAAAATAATCCAAGGTTTCTTGGAGCGAATCCACAGTGCCAGAAAAGTTAAAGTTACCCCATTCAAAACTAATCCCTGGTGGTACTTTGGGCTTATCTTTCGCACGCATGAAGTAACCGACTTTGCCTGTCCAATAGCGCACATCGGTTCCCTGCTGAGTGGTGTCAAAAAACAATTCTACTGACAGCTTGGTAGTGCCTTTGCCGACAAACTGTTTTGCTGAGCCGCCTGACTGGTCACCGCCTTTATTTTCATTCGAATAGGTTAGCTTTAACGTCTGTGGATTAAATTGAATCTCTATATCGTTCGAGCCTTTTACCTTTGTTGGTTCAGTTTTTTTGCCTTGCCATTCGATTTCAAAGAGTTTTGCTTTTTTTAACATCACTGTATCCTCTCGTCCTAAACGCTCTCAATAGTGAAATGGCTGTAAGCAATTTGCATCTCTTCCAGTGCCACAATGCCGTCTTTTGCGTTTAAGGGAGCAGCCTTGAGTTTAATAGGCAAACAGTCGAATAATCGGTATCGTACCTGTCCATTACCAGCAGCATCACGCATAATGATTTCTGCACCCGCCAACATCCCTCGACGTTTCACAGAGGCAGTCGGGCTTGCCACCGACGCGGTGAACCACTTCCATAAATCTTGATTTTTTGTCATTCCTCGTTTGAGTGTCAGGTTGCCATAAGAAACCGCACCTACAAGATGTATCACTTGGGTGTTATTGCCGCCCTCGCGTACAGTTTTTGGCTCCATAGTCATCTCCAAACCATCACACTCGGAAAACTCTGCATTACACAGCGGACTAGACAGACTCAGTTCTGTCGGGTTTTCAATTGTTAAGAACACTAAAAAATTGAACGATGTGAATGGATATTCTGTGTTTTCCATTTCTATATCTCCGTTGCCTGTAGCAAATCTTCGCCCGTTCTGATTAATTGCACCGTGATAAATTCCAAAGGCTCGGAAGGAGCAATCTGAATTTGTGCAATTAAACGTCCTTGATCGACGCTTTGCTGAGGATTGACGCTAATATCCGTTATAATTCGAAACGCTGACGGTTGGGTTGCTCCAGCAAAAGCTCCACGCTCAAACATAAAACGCAATAAGTTTTCCAAAGAAATCCGAATCGCATTGCGGGTATTTTCATGGTTGCTTGCAAAGGCGTAATCCATGCCTTTTTCTACCGCTGCTTTGCGTAATTGAATCAATAAGCGGCGAACGGATAACTGAAGTAGGCTACGCTCATCACTTAAGGTATGTGCGCTCATCACTCGCATGTCACGCACCTCCTCGCGGATTAAGTTGAACTGCGCCGCATAGAGATCCGCCCAATCATCTTCGGTAAAATTGGGTGTCAAACCCAATGCACCATGCACAGGAACATTTGCAGGTGCTACCCACACTTGCCGTGTATGCTCGCGTGCCGCAATCATGCCGCATACCACCCCATCAGGCGACACAGACCGCAGCCCATCACGCGCAGTTGTATCTCGAATCCGCAACCAAGGATGATAAACTGCGACATAACTTAGGTCTGCGAGGTCACGCATGTCGTTAAAAGGGGTACGACGGCGAGGTAAACCTAACTGTACCCGTAGCCGCTCCTGCCATTCGATGCACTGGTGTTTTTCAAAGTGCGCGGGCAGTGTCAATATCCCTACGATATCAGTGCGTGCTTGGCAAAAGTTGATAAGTGCTTGATGTAGAGGAAGCAGAGTGGTATTAAGATCAAACTCATTGACTGCTACCGTTTCTGGCAATAGTGGAATAGTGGGTAGCCATTGATAAGTAAATGCGTTGGCTAGTGTCCCTGAAGCATTTTCCGTGGTCACTGTCACACTCACCGCTCCAGCACTGCCTGCAATAGGTGTTTTACACTGTAACTCGGTTGGGCTAAGAACTTTTACTTCCAGCCCAAGACTGTCACCAAAGCTAATTCTTGTATCTGTTACCAATACAAAACCCGTTCCTGTGACGGTAATAATGACTTGAGTACCGCCAGTGACCGAACCAATCGCTGGTTCTACTGCTTGCACAGTCAGCACAGAACCGCAATTTAAAAATGTTTTAGTGGGTAAAGGTATCGGATTTGTATTGGTATCAGTCCTAGGGCTTTCAACAGTTTCTGCTGGCTTCCGCTCCCAGCCACAATGGTTTGCGTCTGGTATGCTCACAAGTGCGACTTCGTCTATAAAAGTAAGACTATGCAATCCGTGTAGCCGCCGATTTTGCAGGTAGTAATGGTCAGATGCTGCTGCCATCAGTGTATTTGCCGCCGCAGACGATATATTGTGCGGCAATGGAATCAAATGTTCGTCCAGAAACAAACTGGGTTCAAACACATCCAAATCATCGTTGCCTATATCATTCTGGTTTGGGTCTACAGGATCACTATTCGTCTGCAACATAGCTAACGGTAAGTAGATTGATTGATTATCCTCTTCTAACGGAGCCAATAAGCCACTTAACAGAATAGGGTCAATACTATAACTTGACATCTCAACGCGATCATCTTTTTGTAACATGCGATACAATTGGGTTGCACGCGCTGCCAGTGAGGCTTCAGTTTTATTTTGCGATGCTTGTAACGTGCCATCAAAGGAACTACATCGATGCAAAGGACTGGATTCCAATAGCATTGCTTCGCCCCAGAAGCGCGGGTGAGGCGCATTAAAGCTCAGTTCTCTGACAGTAATTCGATGCTGGTCTGCATCATTTACAGACAGATCAAAACGCAGCCGCTCTACATGGCTTAAACGAAGAGGAGGCGAACTTACCGATTCGTCAACCAATGAAAATGATTCGGTCGTAAGCGGAGGGCTTGTTGTAGCGGCATCCAGCACTTGCCACACAGTATTAGCTTCCAATTGTAATAGGTTTTTTTCACCATTTTTTATGCTCGATACAGGGAAAAGCCAGCGATCCCCATTGTCCAATGTCAGCCGTAATAAATCACCAGACTGTATTGCCAGTGGCGCACTGCCTGTGTCCCAGTCTAAATGGTGTGTATCTTGCAAGGTAAACTTGTCTTTGGGTAACGGGACTAGATTAAGGCGAGTGGACAAACGCAACGACGCTGACCAACGACCTGGTGATGAAGCAAAGGCAAAGACTGGCTTGTGCCTGATAGTTCCATCGCTCCCTAAAGCCACAATACCTGGCACTTGGAATCGAGTCGATGTCGCATTCTTTCCCGCAACTCGCACAACATAACACCGCCGCCCCCCGTTCGCAAAGAATGCCGCGACTGAATTCGGAAGGTTGGCGTAGATGATGCGTCCTTTAGTCTCACGCGCTAAAGGCATATCGTTAGGCGGTGAACTTGAGTGTAAACGGTCTGTCTCTCTGGCTAAAGCAAAATCCTCACCAAAAATACTGTGGAACATAGCTACGTCCTCCACTGGCACGGGTAGATGTAAAGGCCCTCGTTCAGCAAAGCCGACAAAGGCGACGACATCAAGTGGCGGTAGCCCAAGCGAAGCAACACGGGGCGGTGGTAAAAAGTACACCCCGGGAAGACGAAAGGCGGTGGAGGTCGATGCCATATACATTTTAATGGTCTTCTGCTTTTTCGAGGTTCATCTTTTCACAAGACAAAACCAGTTCTTCCATCGCTACATCAGTGCCACCTTTGGCATTTAAGGTAGCACCTTTGTAACTCTTGGGTTTGGCATTAATAAGTATCCATGTCATAACAGAAGCTGTCCGAGCCTCATCCATCAACTCAATGGTTACATTACTACGAACATTCTGAGAGCCTTGGCGGACATCTTTCAACCAATCATAAAAATCTGTCCAGCCAATGATCCCTCGCTTAAGAGTTACATCAGTCGCCTTGTAGATGCCATTCATTTTGCGGACGTGGTTTTCCTTTTCATTGCCATTACGGTACTCGGCTTCTGTCACTTCCATACCTAAACCGCTAATTTCTTGAAAACCAGCCCGTGTCGCATCGGCATTACCGCCGAACCGATCCACTGTTACTCGAAAGTTAAACGCCCCATAAGGGTTATCCCGTTGTACAGCCATAACGCACACTCCTTCTTTGGTAATTCAACAAGTTTAAGACTTACGGTCGGCAGTAAACTGACCGATGCGGAAGATAACAAATTCAGCAGGCTTGACAACTGCGACACCAATTAGGCAGATAAGTCGCCCATTATCGAGATCATTTTGGGTTATCGTAGAACGGTCACAACGAACAAAAAATGCCTCTTCTGGTTTGCTGCCCATGAGTGCCCCATTACGCCACTCATTAACTAAAAAGTCTGCTATGGTTGTACGGACATTCGCCCATAGTGGTTCATTATTGTTTTCAAAAACTGCCCACTGCGTGCCTTTATCAACTGAATGTTCAAGATAGGCAAAATACCGCCGTACACTGATGTACTTCCATTCGGGGTCGGAACTGATCGTCCTCGCGCCCCACAGTCGAAAACCGCGATTCTCAAAGAAACGAAAACAGTTGATTCCAAGTGGATTCAGAATGTCTTGCTGAGCTTTGTTCAGCAGCAGCTCGAAACCGATGCCGCCGAGTGTGATCTCATTGGCGGGAGCTTTGAATACGCCATGCAGCATATCAGTTCGGGCATAAATGCCCGCCACAAAACCACTGGGAGGAACGAAAATTTCATTGCGACCATCAGGATCCATCGGATCCATAATTTTTATCCAAGGGTAATAAAGAGCGGCATATTTGGAATCCAATTTGCCACGAAATTCCTGTACTTCTGAAAGCACTTGGTTGTTTGGTGAGTCAAGGACTGCCACCCGATAACGCATATTCTCACAATGGGTAATAAGATGTTGGACGATTTGATCTATGTTTCCCTTAGTAGAGACGTTATAGTTATGCGAGTGTCCTGGTGCAGCAATAATTGAAATCTGATCTATATCTTCAAATGTTTTAAGACCAGTTTTATTGTGATCATCTTCTTCGCCGTTGTAAGTTTCCGCGATTGGCAACTTACCATCACTGCCACCGACTAAGATATAGGATTTCTCAAGTTGTTCAGGCAAAGGCTTTGATGATGACAGATTAGTTACAATAACCTGCCCAAATAAACTTTCGACTAATTGCGCACCTGAAGTCACCTTATCACTATCAACAATCGCAAAAGGAACAGTAAGGTATTGCTGACGTGAACTGGGTTCATCAGTGAATAATGAGGTGATAGCATTACGACTTTTTGGATGTGGAGTAAGATCAGCCCATGCTTGCTCATCCGCAAATCGCCCTGGAAGCCGAACACGGACATTCAACGTAATACGATAAACTTGGTCTACAGCCGTTATCACGCGTGGAGTCCCCGTCACCCCATTGAATATCAATTGGTCATCATTACCCCTTGTTACATCATACAAACCTCCTACATTGGGTGGCGAAGCTGGAGTTCCATTTTTAATAAAAACCACATCGTGTTCACGGATACCAATTACACCTACTTCTTCCTTGCCATTAATCTGTTTTACTGTCAGAAGATTAGGTGATGTACGCACTGCAAACAAAATACGCATCTCACCAGTATGTCCAGGGAAACGGGCACGCAATTTAATAGTTATTGAATCAGGTGGTGAAGCAGTGGGCAAATCCAAACTTGCCTTACCATCAGTATCATTATTTGGTTGATATACACGAGTCACATACAACTTACTGCCACCGTTATCAAAAAATGCACGGACGGCGTGTGCCATATAATTGACCTGCTGTGTGTTTCCAAAGTCGAGGGAATCTACCCCACCATAGATACGCTCGAAATCAGAAAAACTGGTAAGCAGCTCTGGTGAACCTTCAGTTGGACCATAGCGAGTAGGTCCTATAAACCCCGCGACGCTGGTACTTACTCCTTCTATCGATTTGGAACGGAAACTGACTTCCTCAACATAGACTCCTGGTGCTAAATATTCGGGCATTGAAGTTCTCCTATCATGATGGCAATGAAAATTAACTGGGTTGTATCCATAACACGGACTGCGTATCAGTGCGAAGAATTAACTCCTCACCAAAAGTCAATGTGGCTGATAAATTCTCAGCAGATACTGCTGGATGTGACCAAACCGCCCCTGGCGGTTGACCTAGAATACTGCGCAGTTCAGGTATTGGTGAACCAGGTAGCATAGTAAGCCTTGTAGGTGCATAACGGATTCGAATTGTAATTCCCCAATGCTGGTGCTGTTCTGCTACAGGGGGTGATAAGCGGATAGTGGATGCACCCGTAAAGGTAGGATACGGAAACAGCACGGCTACACTGCCGCGTTCATCCGCAATCCCGTACCAGATGCGATTATTAGATTCAATAACTTCCAAAACCGCGTTTGCTGCTGGTTTATCAACTGCAGAACCAGATTTTTCGATCAATTGGGCACGCACTACCGCTAATGTAGAAATGCTGGGACGAGTGGGAGCTGAAAATAAGTAAAAACCGGGCAGATTATTAGACGGATAAATACCACGAAACGGTAAATCGACACTAAATACCATTGCTGAAAACCGACGTTGATTATCAACAACTTGAATAATGAAACGGCGTATAACTGGGGGGCTACTATCCGGTCTGGACGCATTTGCTGGATATTCCACATCATGCAGTCCAGGCAATCCATGAAAGGCATAAACACCTGATGCCGTTCTTTGAGCTAAGCTAGGCTTGTGCCATCCTTCCAGCGGACGTGCGATCACTGTAAGCCCATCAGTCACTTGACTATTCATCGTCAAATCCCAAAAACGAATGCCGAAGGGCGTAAATATTACCCGACGATCATCAAGCCTAGACAGTTGCAAATCCGTTGTCATGCTTCCCCCTCATTGGGGTCAACAACCTCTAAGACGCGTTCCTGAATTGGACGACCTGTACCCGAACGCAACCGTTTCGAATCAATTTTGATGACACGAGCCACATAAGGGACTGAAATTTGATAAGCATGGTTTACGATAACATCCCAAATACGAAATAATTCTTCTGTCGTCAATTCAACGGGAGTAACTGTTATAGTCTCATCTTCATGGAAGAGATCGGGATAATGCTGATTTAGAAGACCTATGGGCAGAATTGGAATATCTTCAAGTTCACGCATCATCCACCCTGCGATGGTATACTGCAATGAAGCTTCTGAAGCCCATGCAGTCAGCAAAAAATGTAAGTCTAATGGTAATTGAGTCCGAAATAACTGACCGTCTGCCCCTGACTGTCCACTTGGAGTACGGAGAACGCTATTAGGGAATATTCTATACAGGAATAGCGAAACACCTGCTGTCATGGGTTGAGCGAAATCCTTTGCGACATAAGCCTTAAATTCAAGCTCACTATTAAAATCAGCAAACTGATAGTTATCACGCAATTGCTGAATCAGTGCTTCAATTACAGCCGTTATAGCTCGATAATTCGCCACGCATTTCCCCTTTTTTAATTATGAAAGAAACCTTTTATACTTACTCTTGAACTTGGAAACACGCTACAGTTTATTCATCTTGCCCAATTGACTCTTGTAATAGATTCAATAACTCCTTGGCATAATACGGACTCATGACAATTCGAGTATGTATATTTACTTCTTGATCTTCTGGATAAAACTGCCCGAAATCTAGGATAAACTCAAAAGCATTCTGCCCGACTTTAAAATAGTTGGCATATCTGCCTTCAAGCAGGTTTGTTTCCTGACATCCAATATGTTTATCGCACATATAATTATTATTTAAAGAAAGGTAACTTTATTCTCAATTACAAAAAGCAATAAAAATGCCAATCTATCTAAGCTAAAAATATATCAAGCAATGAATTGATTTAATTGATTATTTTAATTTATGGTTTACGGATAAATAAGCTTGGGTGTAACAGCAAACTGTTACACTTTTTATTTGAATTGAATTAGAAATGATGACAGAAAACCTAATAACAAAAGGATTTAACTGCGCTATGGAGTTGTATCATACCGATGATACACTTTGTCTCATTACTTGCTTTGCTGTCACAGTTTGGTTCTGTTGCGTTAGAGACTGTGAAAGTATTCATGTGGGAGAGGCTTTAGCCTCGACTGCGAGGCTAAAGCCTCTCCTACATTAAATAAAAACAATGGCTTATAAAACACAAAAACTGTTTTGTGCCTAATTTTCATAATACTTTCATAGTCCCGTTAGCTGAGGAAGCCACACTTACGGTAAACTAAGCATCCAACAAACACCGCCTAAAAAGACACCAGTCAACTATCCGTAATGTGGTACTTCGCCATCTTTCGGTACAGTGTCATGCGTGACCAATGCAGCTTTTCAGCAGCCTTGCTCTTATTCCAATGAACTGAACACAGCGTAGAAAACAAAAGATCACGTTCAGCAGAGGTAGCACTATCCTCTTGTTGATGAGACGAGCCGATCAAATCGGGTAAGTCTTTTATAGTAATCTGGTGGTTAGAAGGTGGATCAATATAGATCACTTCAAGAAAGTTTTTAAGTTCTCGAATGTTACCCGGCCAATCGTGATTTAGCAGTAATTCCCACGCATCTTCAGTAAACCCTGAAATCTCTCGTTTAAACAGCGCATTAAATACTTGAAGATAATGCTTTACTAAACACTCAATATCCTCTTTTCTATCGCGCAACGGAGGCAATTGTACTCGAGCAACATTAAGTCGAAAATAAAGGTCTTGCCGAAAGTATTTTTTCAACACCATATTTTCCAGATCACAATTAGTGGCAGCAATAACTCGAATATCGAGAGGTACGCTTCGCTTCGCGCCCAATGGATAGACTTCTCTGCTCTCGATGACACGCAGTATCTTCGCTTGTGCATAAGAACTCATATCACCAATCTCATCAAAAAATACAGTCCCGCCATCTGTTAATTTAAGTTTGCCAGCATAAGCAGAATTAGCCCCTGTAAAAGCCCCTTTCTCATAGCCAAATAGCTCACTTTCCAACAAACCGTCGGGAATTGCAGCGCAATTAATCGCCATAAAAGGCTTGCTATACCGCGCACTATGCTGGTGAATATATTGAGCCGTCAACTCCTTTCCAGTCCCCGTTTCCCCAGTAATAAGTACATGACTACCCACCAAAGCAAGTTTTTGCAGATAAGCTTTTACCTTATACATTAGAAAGCTCTCTCCAATAAACTGTTGCTCACTCGAAATTCTGGGAGCCAGTGACTGAGTTTTTATACCAGCGGGTTGAAAACGATAATTAGCAATACACCGATTGACTGCGGCATTAAACTCATGGGGCAGAAAAGGGTGTGTAAAATAGTCTTTAAGTCCATATCTTAATGCGGAAATCGCCAACGCCTCGGAGCCATTAGTGGTAACAAGAATAATGGGAAACCGCCTATCCTCCAGTCTAACCCTTAATGCCAACTCTAATGTGTCGCTATTATTACAAGAAGATTCCAATATCAAAAGGCAGGGGTGAATAGTATGAATATATTCAATGGTAGTACTAAGGTTGGAGAAATCTGCAAATACCTTAACATTGTGCTGTGTTAACATCCCTTTCACTTGTTCAGCCAAATCAGGGGTTTGAATAGCAAGCAGAATTTGCCGATTCAGCAAATCATTATCAACGCCAGATTGCATTGTCGATGAATAAAATATCGTATTCGTGAAATCCGTACTAGCTATCTCATCCTTCTGCTCAGAAGAATATAGACTTTGGTCTTTATTACTCTTGTCGTTTACTTGCATGGTCATATTCTCTGGATACTTGGGGAATCTATCACATCTAAATTCTTACATAAAAAATCAGAAAAAAATATAGAGTATTAATGGATAGAAAATGGGTATAAAAAATATCCATTCAACAATGGTGCATAAATAAACGTCTTATTAATCAATATATTACTTTTATTTTTGATAAAAAATGGGCATTGTTAATTAAAAATAGCATCTAATTTCCCATTCCGTTTAAGCATCAAAAGGGTAACGGAATAAAGTAACATTTTCATAGACTTAGAATAACATTTGGATTTACGGCGTAACCTAGCCAAAAAATGCCTGAATAGGCTATTGTAACCTTCAACGGTGAAGGTTTCGGCTTTGGATTGCGTATGTAATTCAGGCGGAATGAAAAGTTCATAAGGTTTCCAGTAATCTG